TGGTCAAGCACCAAAAACTCGTCCTCGTCGCCACAGATTTCACAGGATGCAGGCCGTGGCCTGCCGGCGATGCGGAGTCTGCGTTCCTCAGCCTTGAGGCTGATTCGATCCTTGTTCTTTGCGTACCAGCGGGCGCCTTGTGCTTGAACGTCACCCTTGTTGCGAGTAGCCATCATGGGCCTTTCAGGGGAATGCGTAGAGGCGGGGCCACCATCCCCCCGAAGGGTGGCCCCACCTCTACACCTTTGTACGGGATCAGGCCGCAGCCAGGCCCGTGATCTTGCCGTGGGCGTTCCGAACGTCGGTGACGTGCTCGGCGTAGTGGTACAGGGTGGCGCCGTAGGCGTCGTACCCTGCAACACGGCTCAGCACGGCGCCGTCCAGGTCCATGAAGTCCCACTCGCTCGCCTCGTGGAGACCGAGGTGATCGGGGTTGAGACCGAAGAAGGTCTCGACGGGGCAGTCACGGAGCGCCGACACGTTGATCGTGCCGCTCGCCGTGGAGACCTCCAGAGCGGTGAAGCCGCCCTTGAGAGCCACGGTGTTGGCGAACCGCTTCTGCGACTTGAGGCTGGCCGCAAGCTTGCGGACCTGCCCGTGGTCGGCGATGCCCCACGTGGGCGCCCCGGAGGGCGACACGATGTCCACCTCGTCGATCAGCTCTTCGATGAGGGTGTCGCTGATGGCAGCGCCAGAAGCGTCATCCTCGTACGAGGACCAGACCGGGTAGCTCGCCGGGTCCACGCCGAACAGCGAACCAGCGGAATCCACGATGGTCTGGAGACCGGTGAACTCCTTCTTGTTGCTGTTCGCCACGTCGCCGCCGTTGCCGGCCCGGAAGATGAAGTGCGAGGAGGTCGTGGTGACCGCCGCACCGCTGATCTCGACCTCGCCGTTGCTGAGGTCCACGGCCTCGATCGTCCGGCTGGAAGCGATCGTGGTCGGGGAAGCCAGCGTGCCGATGTCGATGAGCATGCCGACCTGGAGGTGACGGAGCTGCGTCTTGGTCGCCGAGGTGACGACCGTGGTGGACGCCGACGTGGTGCCACAGGTGGCGATGACGCCGTTCGAGGTGCCGAGGAGCTGGCGCTCTTCGTCACGCTTCTCGTCAGCGACCACGCCCTTGGTCTCGGACTCGACGGCCCGGATCCAGCCGCCCTTGTCCGACGCAGCGGCCTTGATGACAGGCCCGGAGACCTGGATCACGCCGTACTGGTAGGTCAGGTCGACACGCTGCTTCTTGTAGCCCTGGCTGCCGGCGGTGGGCAGGGCACCAAGCTCTGCTCGGGCGCCGATGCCCTGGTTGCGGCTGACGTGCAGCGACAGCACGGTCTCCAGACCCTCGACGCTCTCGGAAGAAGTCTCGATCTGGGCCAGGTACTCGTTGTTGTTGGTGAGCTGCTCACGGACGACAGGGAGGTAGAACTCCTTGAGGGCGTCAGCAGCGGTGGAGAGGTCAAGCCCCATGATGATGCGGTTTCCTTCTGGTAGTGTGCGTCCCCTGCCCGGTCGGGCTCGGGGTGGTGTTCAGGTCAGCCGCATCAAGCGTCTTGGAGAGCAACGGGGCCAGCCCTTTGCGCCTCTTGCTGTCAGTGTACCATACGAGGGCGCCAGCAGTGTCACTCGGTGACCTGGCCCGCCCTGGCCTTGATGAACGCCTGGGTGCGCTTGGCGGCGTCCTTCCAGTTGGCGGGCGGGGGCGCCTCGTCGCCGGCGACAGCGGCGGACGGGGCCACGGACGGCCACTTCTCCGCTCCCTCGGCCACCTTCTTGGCGTAGGCGTCCACGGCAGCCTGGCGCTCCTTCTCAACCAGCTCCAGCGCCTTCTCGTGGTCGCCGGCCACGTCAGGCTGCTGGAGCGCCCACAGGTAGGCGGCGCCGGTCGGGCTGTTGTAGAGGTCGATGCCGGCCGCCGCAGCGTCCGACTCGATCTGCTTGATGCCCGCCTGGATCTCGGCCTCCTGCTGAGCCTGGGCCTGCAGGGACTCCCACTCAGCGATGGTGAGCGGCTTCTGCTTGGGGTCGGGCTCGCCCGTTGGCTTGGTGCTCACCTCGGAACCGTCGATGCGCTCGGCGATCTCACGGAAGCGGGCGGCGGCGGCCTTCTGCAGCTCGGGGTCACCGGAGGCGATCTGCTTGGCCAGCTCCAGGTACACGCCCCGGGACTCGTCATCGAAGCCCGAGAACGCTTCCTCGTAGGGCTTGAGAGCGACTCGCCGGTTGGCGGCCTCCTCACGCACCTTGCGGACCTCGGCCACGGCGTCATCGAGCGAGGCGAAGCCGTGGGCCTGGGCGCCGGCCTCGCTCTCGGTGGCGGCGGCGGGCGGCTCACCGGTGGCGGGCGGCGCCTCAGCGGCAGGTGCGCCGGCCGGCGGGGCCTCGGCAGCGGGGGCTTCGGACGCCGGGGCGAATTCGGTGACTTCGCTCATTATCTTGCTCCTTGGGATCTACCCGATGGGGATTTGGTGTTCTTTAGTGTACCACTCAATGGGTCTACGGCCGGCCCTCGGCCACGGCCATGAGCTGGAGGATGGCCTCCTTCTCGGCCTCCTGCTGATCGACGGCGGCGCCCTCGGCCTGGGCCTTGGCGTCAGCGTTCAGGTTGGCGGCCTCGACGTTGCCACTGAGCTGGTCGATGATCGTCTGCTCGTCGATCGGGGGCGGGGCGTTCGGGTCGACCGGCATGAGCGGCACGTCGGGGCCACCCAGGGCCTCGGCGGCGGCCGCCGGCGGCCCACCCACGTTCATGGCGCTCTGCTGCTTGGCAGCGGCCTCGGCCATGAGCGTCTTGTGGGCCTGGTAGTGGGCGGCGAAGATCTCCTTGACCTCGGGTTCCAGGGCCTCGTAGCGCTCCGTCTTGCGGTAGGCGTCCAGCTCGGCGATGTGGATGGCGTGGTCATCCCACTCCTCGGGGAAGCGCACCTTGCCCTGGGCCATCGACACGTTCTCCCGGCGAGCACGGGCCACGTCGGGCCGGATGGCGGCCACGAGCGAGCGCTCGTTGGGCATCTCGGCCAGCCGGGTGTACTCCTCGACGGACTGGATGACGCCCATCTCCAGGAACTTGTCGGCGGTCTGCATGAGCGCAGCGTGCGAGCGGGGAGCGATCAGCTCCTGGGGGACCCTGGCCGTGGTCTGGCCGGCGATGGTCTTGCCCGTCCACGGCACGGTGTCCGGTGGCTGGCCGGGGACCTGGACGACCGCTGTGCGGGTCTCCTTGACCTCGGACTCGTAGAGCTTGAGGACCATGCTGCCGAGCCGGCTGAACATGCGGGCCGTGGAGGCGTTGAGCTTGCCGATGGGCGTGGCGTCCTGCTCGGCGAGCACGGCCAGACCGTAGCCCGACTCGATGTTGGCCGGCGCCGAACCACGGCTCACGTCGTGGACGCCCAGGATGTCGTCGATCTGGACGATCAGCTCCTGCGGGCTGTTCTGGATCCAGGACGGGAGCTGGGGCGGCTGGAGGTACTTGGGCTCGGACTGCCCGTCCATGAACGGGACCTGCTCGCCGATGATGTCGGTGTACTGCTCCTGCAGCTCGATGCTCGACTGCGGACGCATGAGCTTGGCAGCGCCCACCGTGTCGATATGCTCCAGGATGTTGGACCACGCCCGGTTCACGGCCGCCTGGATCGGGCGGGCAGCGGACAGGGCGGTCTCGCCCATCCAGGTGTTCTCGATCATGGTCTCTCGCATCGTGACCACGTTGAGGTAGTCCACGAACGGGAACGGCCAGGGCTTCGGGCCCCACACTGTCTTGTTGTCGACGACGACCTCGACCCGGCCGTCCTTGCAGAGCGGGTTGGGGCGTTCGTAGTAGGTGAGCACGAGGGTGAGCGGGGTGTCGGCCTGGGGCTCGCCAGGGCTGGTCGAGGCGGTGGCGCCCGAGAGCAGGTTGCGCTCCAGGGACGACAGGCCGGCGGTCGCCGAGGCGGGCGGCTCTTCGCTGAGCCCCCACTGGGCCTGCACCGCCTTGGGCGGGAGCGCCTGTGCCTTGATCCAGTAACGGCCCTCCTCAGCGATCGGGGCGCCAGGCTCGAACACCATCTCGGCCACGGACAGGGCGGTCTCCCGAGTGTCGCCGGACGGCAGCTTGCGCCCGTCGTCGGCCAGGGCCGTGGGCTTGCCACGGTTCGGGTCCCAGTCCACGCAGATGGCGGCCGTGCCGCCCTTCCAGGCTGCCCAGGCAGTGCTCTCTCGCAGCTCCTCCCACCGGTGCTCCTCCTTGACGGCGGACAGGATGGAGTCGCCGATCTTGGCGCCCTCGATGGCGGTGTCGTCGGCGCTGTTGGGCTGCACCTCGAACACGAGCGGGCGCTGGACGAGCTTGGAGATGATCGTCCGGGAGCCGGGCCACAGCCGGTTGATCGTGGCGCAGACTCGCCGGCCGCTGCGGGTGCGGGGCACGGCTTCGAGCCGGCGGGAGCGGGCGTTGAAGTGGACCCACTGGTTGCCACGGAGGAAAGCAGTGTTCAGCCAGTATTCGTGGGATGCACGACGCTGGGCCCGGAGACCCTTCTCGTACAGCTCCTGAATGTGGTGCTTCTCTTCCTTCTTGGCCATTTAGTCCTCAGCCTCCCAGACCGAGAGGCACTAGATCGTCGTCGTCCTCGTCGGGGTACGGGGCCGGCTTGTTGCGGACGAAGGGGATGTTGAGGGCGGGCTTGGGCGGCACGGCTTCGAGCATCCGAAGCTCGTGGGCGTCGTTGGCGATGATGGCGTTCGTCAGGTGGCGCACGGTGCGGAGGAGCGCACCGATCACGCTCGCCAGCACCAGGATGGCAGTGGCGGCGAACACGGTCAGGATGGCGACATCGCTCACGCCGGGACGCTCTCGTCCACGCCGAGCAGGCGCACCACGGTGTCCTTGTCGAGCCTGGCCTGGGCGGAAGCCTGCTTGGCTTCGTCGAGGATGGCCACGGCGGCGGCCTCCAGCGCATCGGCCTCGGCCAGCCGCTCGTCCGCCACGGCCTTGCGCTCCATGTTCACGGCCCGGCCGACCTGCACAGCGCAGTCCCAGCACAGCCCGAGAGCGCCGTCCACGGCGTCGGTGTCAGGCAGGTCCAGCTCGGCCTCAAGGTCGACCCCGACGAGACCATCCTGCTTCATGCCTTCCTTTGACACGTTGCGCCCGCAGAGGACGCAGCCGGATCCGTGGCCTGCCCACTGCACGTTGGGGGCGAAGTTGGTGATGGGCTTGACCATGAGGGGAGAGACCTTTCAGACAGAGGATGCTACAGTCTACACGAACGTCAGAGGATCTCGGCGAGTGCCGGCTCCTTCGGCCCCAGGAACTTCCGCTTCATATGCTCTGCAACCCGCTCGCCGTACGTCTTGGGCTCCTGGGGGAGCTTGGCCTTGTGCTGCGGGCCGCCGGCGAACTCGTTGGCGCCGTCTGCCAGGGTGTCGACCTGATCGTCGTGCTTGCCGTTGTCGAAGGCGAGCAGCTCGTCCTCAAGGTCGTCGAGCCAGGGAGCGTCCTCGACGAACACGATCTGGCCCTGCGACATGAGGGCGGCAGCGGTCTCGGCCCGGGTGCCCTTGTCCTCGTTCCCCTTCCGGGACACGGGCGTGAGCAGGACCTTGCCACGCCGCCCGAGCTTGCGGGCCGAGGAGAGCATGGTCGAGCCGTACGTCTTGTCCTCGACGCCGGCCCAGCGAGGGCGCTCGGACGGGTCGAGGGAGTCCATGCACCGATCGAACCACTCGATGTGGTCACCCGAGTCCACCTTGTCCCGGAACACGTTGGTCACGTAGAGCTTCGGGTGTGGGGGCTTTGTGGCGAAGAAGCACATGATGACCGAGTAGTCCGCCCGCTGCTTGAGCGAGTGGGCCAGGTCCACCATAGCGAATCTCCGCCCCTTCTGTGGGATCTTCTCGGCTTTGATGTACTTGAAGTTGGCCTTCTTGAAGAAGTCGCCGTCCGCCGGCCGGGGCCGGCACTGGTACAGGGCGGCGAACGTCGAGGGGCTGCGCTTGCGGATCACCTCGTAGGCGGCCTCGTCGTACCTCGCTGGGCAGAGTGCTTCACCTACCGCTCGACCGAGGGGATCGTCGTCCTCGGCGAGCGCCGGCAGGCGTACCATCTTCCACTCGCCTGACTCCACGGCCCTGGCCAGCACGTCGTCCTCGTGGCGTGGCGTCCCGAGCATGATGGCCCGGCCGCCCGGCTCCAGGCGGGATAGGGCGTCCTCGACCAGCCAGTCCCAGGTCTTGTTGCGGATCAGCTCGGACTGCGCCTCCTCACGGTTCTTGATGAGGTCGTCGAGCAGCAGCCAGTTGGCCGGCAGGCCGGTGATCTGGCCGCCCACGCCCGTGGCGGTGTAGTCGCCCTCACCGTTCTGTGGGCTGATGGCGTAGAAGTCGCTGGCCCGGGCGCTGTTGTCGAGCTTCGGGCCAATCCCCATCTTGAACGCCTGCTGCATGAGCAGCCGGTTCGGACGGCCGAACTTCCGCACCGTGAAGTCGTAGGCGTAGGTGGCGTGGATGATGTGGGCATCGGGGTCGTTGGCGTGGACCCAGCCCGGCACGGACTCGGAGATCAGGTAGGACTTGCCAACACGGGGCGGCATGAGGATGATGACCTTCTCCTCGGGCTCCATGTTGGCGATCACGTCCGACACGAACACCGAGTGGCGGAATGGCTGGGCCTTGGGCTTGAGCGCCCGGGCGTAGTCGAGCGGGCTCTGCTTGGCCATGTGGAGCTGGAGCGCACGGGCGTACGCCTTCCGCTCGTCCAGGGTCGCCAGGGCGAGCAGCTCGTCGGGGATGATCTCGAAGGTCATCAGATCGACGGGTCCCGGTACCTCACGACGAGGAGACCAGAGCCGCCAGTGCCGCCCACGCCACTGTCACCAGCACCACCACCGCCACCTGTGTTAGCCGTGCCAGCCGTGCCGGTCGTGGACGAGGCTGCGCCACCGCCACCGGAGCCGCCAGCACCGTACGTGCCACCGTTGGCGCCACCGCCACCGCCACCACCGAACACGCCGGACACACCCCAGGTGGTCCCCCAGATTGCAGACAGGTCGATGCCTGCGCCACCAGCGCCTCCGACAGCGGACGAAGCATTGGACCCGGCAGCGCCAGCGCCGCCCCCGCCCCCGCCGGCTCGGTTGGCTGATGTGCCAGAAGGGAACGATGTCCCGCCGTTGTTGGCGTAGATCCCGACAGTAGTGAGTCCGCTGAGCACGGTCGTCCCAGCGGTGTTACCCTGGGCCGTGGTGCCTCCGTACGCTCCTGCTCCCGAGCCCACCTTGTTGAGCATGTCTTGGTCCGTCGCCAACTGCCCAGCGACGCCGCCACCGCCACCACCAGCAATCAGGCAGTGAGTGCCCCAGGTGATGAACGTGCTGCCACCATCCGCCCCCCGAGTGGCGTCAGTGATCGAACCTCCTGTGGCAGTGCCAATCACGATCGTGCCGGTTGCGTTCAGGTA